AGACTCAGCAGCAGCGTCTGTTGGATCACAACTCGGTAACACAGCAACAGCAAACTTCGGTGTAACATCTGGAGCAAATGCTGTTAACCCAACTGGGGCAGCAGGAGGTATTCTTGCACCAGAACAGGCTCGTCGCTTCATCGACTACGTGTGGGATGCAACAGTACTCGCCAAAGATGGTCGTAAAGTTACAATGAGAGCAAACACAATGGAAATCGAAAAGGTTAACGTTGGAGAGCGTGTCATTCGTGCAGCAGCGCAGGGTAGTCCAAACTACACAAACGCTGGTGCAACATTTACAAAGGTAGAACTTACTACAAAGAAGATTCGTCTTGATTGGGAAGTTTCTACAGAATCACTAGAAGACAATATTGAAGGTGGAGCACTTGAAGATCATCTAGTTCGCTTGATGACAAATGCATTCGCAAACGATATTGAAGACCTTGCCATTAATGGTGACGGTGCTACAGGTGACTTCTTGTCAATTATGCAAGGTTTCGTAGCGCAGACTACAAATTCTGTATACACAGGAGGAGCATATGTAAACGATGCTCATGAGTCAGTTGTTACTGTAACAAATGATGCTTGGACACCAACAGTAATGCAGAACATCATTCTAGCAATGCCACGTAAGTATCGTGCAGTTAAGTCGAACCTAAAGTTCTACGCTGGTACAGATGCTTTCCAGGGTATCGTTTCAAATAACGGTACACTAGGCGATGCAATCGCAGAAGCATTTGCTGGTCGCCCAGCAGGTACACCTGCAAACCGTCAAGATTACCTTGATGGAAACGCACAGACAATTGGTAATGCACGTACAACTCGTGTATTAGGAATTGATGTAATGGAAGTTCCTTACTACCCAGATGGTTTCGTCGACTTGACATTCCCATCAAACCGTGTATGGGGATTCCAGCGTGATATTACTGTAAACCGTGAATACAAGCCAAAGAAGGATACAATTGAATACACAGTATTCGTCCGCTTTGGTATTCAATGGGAAGAACTAGATGCAGTTGCTTATGCAGATGCAAACTCTACTTCTGAGTAATACTCATAAATAATTGAATGAGGAGGGCGGTGTAACAACTGCCCTCCTTCTTCACATTCTGGTATAATAACTTAGGAGGATATGATGATGACAATTGAGGAATTAGTTACAAAAACTGTTTTTGAGTTAAAATCCTATGCCAAAAAGAATAATATCAACCTAGATGGGGCAACAACAAAACTACAAATATTGGAAACAATAGGCAGTTTTATTCCAGATCCCAAAAAAGAAGTTATTGAGCCAAGTAAAACAAACGAAAAGATTGCAATACATTCAACTAAAAGTATGCATTGGGTAAAGGTTGGCCAACTAACCCCAGGTTATAATATTGTAACCAAAGAAGCATCAGAAAAATGGCTAACACGTAAGCAGGTCCGCATTGCGACACCTGAAGAATTAGCGAATTATTACGGTAAATAATGCAAATACTTAGACTTCCACCATACCCATTAACTCTTTCTTATAATGTTCCAGATGCATCTACAGAGTATATTATTGTAATTGAGGACCTATTAGAACAGACAGAACTTGAGATTATTCGTGTTTCTAATGCTCAGAAAGTTTTAACCTATACACTCACTGACAATTTTCTTAAATATGATAAGTCTTATCCCGTTACAATTTACGAAAGTATTACGGTTTCTGGAGTTGAAGATTCTCGTGGAGACATTGTTCTAGAAGATAACTTAGACATTGTAAGACCATATGTAGATCCAGCAACACTTGGAACAACACCAACAGAAATTACAGAATATACAGAGTATGAGAATCTTGCAAGAGCGATAATTGATTCCGTTGTTGATGGTTTTTATTATAAGAGAACATATCTAGAAGTTGTTGGTCAAGGAACTGACTATATTCCATTATGGGATAAAGTCCATAAAATTTTAACGGTACATGAAAATGCAGAACTGGTATATGACTCATCAGAAGATCCAGCAGCACTAACTACATATAACTATTTAATAACAAAAGATAAGACTGCAATTACAAAGGATCCTGTGGAAACAGTAGATGCTTTAAACCGTGCAGAAAGAAAACCAGCAAGAATACCCCTAGGATACTCAGACTCAATTTCTTTATTTGATACAGAAGACAGCGGAAATGTTCAAACGGTTAGTGCTGGAGTAGCATTTTCTGAAGGAACAGATTATATTCTTCTTCTAGAAACTGGATACAAAGTAGTACCATATGACATTCAAGATGCAACAAAGATGTTAATTAATGACATTAAGTGTGGAAAACTTGACTACTATAAGAGATACATAAAATCCTATAGCACAGAGCAGTTTAAAATTGAGTACGACAAAAGATTACTTGATGGAACTGGCAATATTCTAGTAGATAAAATTTTAAGTAAGTACGTTAATAACATTGTCAAGCCTGGGATTTTATAATGGAATCATGCGAAGATACAGACTTCATGTATCCCATGAAAGCAGATGTTTACTATCCAATAGTTGAACAAGGAGCCTACGGCAATGTTCAAAAAACTTGGGTTTTTAATAAAACAATAATTTGTAATTTTTCTAAAGATGGAACGGTAGACGAAGAAGTAAAGCCAAACGTAAACATAACATTAAAAAAGGTTTTAATGGGCAGAACAAAAAGAGACATTAGATTTTCACAAGAAAATAATGCAGACGCAATAACAAACGTAGTAATAACAAATATTAGAACAAGAACAGATGTTCCCCTATATATAGAAACTTCTGGAGTCAGGGCTGGTAAGTCAACAATCTATGAAATAGAATCTCAGTCTCCAATCATAGGACCATTTGGAGATCCAGACTATTATGCTTTGGCTATCCGACGTTCAGAGAATCAGGCATCGGACATATAATGAGAGTATCCGTAAACACTAAGCAATTTACAAAAGAAATGAACAACATTGTTGAATATTCTCTGGGATATCTAGATGGGGTAAAAGCGGGCAAATCAGTATTTTTTAAAAACCTTGGACTAAATGTAAAAGAAATATTAGAAAAGTATATTGACTCAAATGCAAGAGCAAACCCTAAAGCACTTCACCACATATATGAGTGGTCTAAAGTAGGAAGCCCAGATGCAAGACTATATGATATAAACTATACGGTAAGCAATTTGGGATTATCATTTATGACAAACTTTAAGCAATCTTCATCAATTAAAAATGGATCAAATGTTCCATTCTACGATAAAGCAAGAATTATGGAACAAGGCATTTCAGTTGTTATTACTCCAAAAGATTCTAATGTTTTGGTTTTTGAAGAAAATGGAGAAACGGTTTTTACTAAAAATAACGTCACAGTTGATAGCCCAGGAGGAGATGCAACCACTGGTGGTTTTGAAAATGTAGTTGACTCTTTCTTTACCAAGTATTTTACTCAAGCATTTTTAAGATCAAGCGGGGTAGCCGCATATTTAGAAAATCCAGTATTATACAAAAAGAATATTGTTGCAGGCAAAACTTATGGAAGATCAAAAGGAGTGTCCGTAGGATATAAATGGATAACGAATGCGGGGCTAATAAATGGCTGATACAGATCTACTTAATACTCCATTAATTTGGATTAACAAATATCTACAGACAAAGGTAGAAGATCTTGCTGGTTTTACTAGGCTTCCATTTTTCCCATCATCCCCATCAACCCTTGATGATCTAACTAATACATTTCCATCATCTCAGGATGGGGTTATGTGTGTTTATGATAGATTGTCAAGAATGAATAAAAGTAAATTCCCGCATATAAAAACAGAGCAAATTTTGTATTATTTTTATGCCACAGCAGAAAACTCAACGGTAAATATGATAAAAATACAAGAGGCAGTTTTAAGATTAATGGACAGGCTAGATGAGTCTGCAGAAGAAGTTAACAACTGGTGCTCTATCCGTAAGGTTAACTTAGGAACAGAAGAAAGCCCTAACTTTATAAACAGCATGTTTTATTTTCATAGATTTAAGGTTTATCAATTAGAAGAGGCAAGAGACATTATTGACTTTGGCACAGCAAGAACCTATGGTGGCAACAAGTTTATCATTGAATTTGACTACCATCAAATGCCACCAATAAATACCCCTACCTGGACCCCAGAAGGACTGCCAGTAGGCGGAAAAATAATCATATAAAAAGATGTTATAATTGTGTCTGAGGAAACAAAAAACGCCAAAATAACTTAATATCTATTTAAGAAAGAGGTGAATAAATGGCTTATAGTCGTGGAACATCAACCAACATTATCGTTGGTGCTGCAGCATTTTTTATGGCAGACTCAACTTTAGTACCAACAGTAACTCCATCATTTGCATCAGCAGACTCATACAGAGAAACTCTCTCTGCAGATGCATCATATGACAATGTGGGTTACACAACCAACGGACTTGAAATGCAGTTCCAACCAGACTTCGGTGAAGTCCAGGTAGACCAGATTCTTGACGTTGCGAAACTTTACAAGCAGGGAATGCAGGTTAGCGTTGCAACTGCTTTTGCTGAGGCAACTCTAGAGAACCTTCTATTGGCTCTAGCAGGCACAACTTCAGATTTGACTGGAACAAAGTCTTCATCTACTGGACGTATTCTTAACCTTTCTGCTGGAGACATTGGAGAATGTCCAGTTGAGCGTGGTATTGTTGCTGTAGGACCTGGCACAGGCGACTGTGAAGATTCTGCTGCAGTAGAGCGTGTATACATTGGATACCGTGCTCTATCAATTGAAAACGTAACAGTTTCAGCAAAGCGTGATGAGGCTTCAATGTTTGAAGTATCATTCCGTCTTTTGCCAGAAGATACATCAGGTGCATACGGCAAGATCATTGACCGTACACACACAGTTACATCATAATAATGTTGTAATAATCTAGTTTTAGATTACAATTAGCCCACTTCCTTAATTGGAGGTGGGTTTTTTGTTTGTGGTAGAATTAAGTATAATGGCAACCAGAATATATAAAAATCAAATAATCTCTTTATTTAATGGAAAAGAATTAGAAATCATACCATTAAAGATAAGATACCTTCGTGAATTTATGGAGATATTTGAAAATATAAAAGAAGCAAAAAATGACGACGAATCTATTGCTGTCCTGGTAGAGTGTGTTCGTATATGCATGAAGCAGTACTATCCAGAAATATCTTCTACCGCTAAAGATATAGAGAATAACTTTGACATGCCCACAATTTACAAAATATTAGATTCTTCTGCTGGAATTAAAATTAATCAAAAATCTGAGGAGCCAGTAAAAGATCAAGCAGGAAAAAGTGGAGAAACCTGGGAAACACTAGACTTGGCAAAACTTGAAGCAGAAGTATTTTTGCTGGGTATCTGGAAAGATTATCAAGAACTAGAAACCTCTCTATCAATGCCAGAACTTATGGCCACTCTTGAAGTTCTTAGAGAGTTAGATTACTCAGAAAAGAAATTTCTTGCAGCAATTCAGGGCGTGGATTTAGACGGGGATAAGAATCAAAACAAGGGTCAAAAAGAATGGGAAGACATGAAGGCAAGAGTATTCAGCGGTGGCAAAGCAAGAGATAGCAATGATGTCTTGGCTCTACAGGGAGTTAATGCCCAGAAAGCAGGGTTTGGAATTGGGATGGGGCTTGATTATGGCGATCAAAGAGATCCTAATGTGATGAAATAAAAAATGAAACAACTTAAAAATAGCCTATTTGTGCTATAATTAACATAACTTATAGGAGGAACAAATGTCAACAACCGTACATGAGACTGAAAAAGTCAAACTCATTGATGGAACAGAGATAACCGTTCGCCCCCTTAAGATCTCACTTCTTCGTCCTTTCATGAAGAAGTTTGAAGGGGTGGCAAAAGTTGCGGAAGATAACGAGAAGTCTATGACTCTTCTTGTTGAGTGCGTCCAAATTGCTATGCAGCAATACAAGCCAGAATTGGCTGGAGACGTAGCAAAGTTGGAAGATCTACTTGATTTACCAACAGTTTACAAAATTGTAGAAGCAGCATCAGGTATTAACCTGACAGCGGTTTCTGATATTCTGGCAAACTAGTCATATAGGCATAATAGAAGAGGTGTGAAGCGTGGCTGATGTCAATGCTAATATTGATATAAACATTGACTCGTCCAATGCGATATCGCAACTTAAGTCTTTACAAAGACAGATATCTCAGTTTCACACCTCTATTGCAAAATCTAGCGAGTCAGCGGCTCTGGCCCAAAGAGGTCTAGAAAAAAATCTACTTAATAGCATAAACTCTATTGGATCTTTTTCTGCAGAATTACGCACAGTAAAAACAACTGCAGAATCTTTTACCACAGCCCTTGAAGGAAACAAGTTCTCAATGCGAGAATACTTCCGTTATGCGGGGGGATCAACTAAAACTTTTGGTAAATTATTTAGATCAGAATTTGACACAATTGGCAAGGTAGCAGAAGAGCGAGTAAAGAAACTACAAACCCAGTATATTAAAATGGGGCGTGACACTACTGGAGCAATGAAGGCAATTGCAGTAATGCCAAAATCTTTGGACATGTCAGATTACAATACAAAGATACAGGTAGCAGCACAAAAACAAGCATTATTTAATCAATTAATGAAACAAGGCTCTACCAACCTATTAAACTTTGGTAAGAATACACAATGGGCAGGCCGCCAGTTAATGGTTGGTTTTACAATTCCTTTGACTATTCTTGGAAGCACTGCATCAAAAACATTTATGGAGATGGAAGCGCAAGCCCTTAAATTTAAAAAGGTTTACGGAGATCTCTTTACCTCACAAGAAGAAACTCAAGCAGCGTTAGATGGCATTACAGAACTTGGGCAGATGTTTACAAAGTATGGAGTGGCAGTATCTTCTACCGTTGGCTTAGCAGCAGAGGCCGCAGCCGCTGGTTTTCAGGGATTAGACTTACAACGTCAAACAACGGAAGCAACAAGATTATCTATCCTTGGTCAAATAGACAATAGTAAAGCCCTTGAAACAACCATATCACTTCAAAATGCATTTGGTATGTCCTCTGATAAACTTGCAGACTCAATTAACTTTCTTAACGCAGTAGAAAACCAGACAGTTGTATCACTTGATGATATTACAACTGCAATTCCAAAAGTTGCTCCAGTTATTCAGCAACTTGGTGGAGACGTAAAAGATTTAACATTCTTTATTGCAGCAATGAAAGAAGGTGGAATTAATGCATCAGAAGGCGCTAACGCACTTAAGTCTGGCCTTGCAGCATTAATTAATCCAACTAGAAAAGCAAATGAAATGCTTGCTCAGTTTGGAATTAATGCTAAAGAAATTGTTGTAAGAAATAGAGGTAACCTAAAGGCAACGGTTGTTGAATTTGCAACAGCATTAAACCAACTTGATCCACTAAATAGAGCCCAGGCAATTGAGCAGATGTTTGGTAAGTTCCAGTTTGCTCGTTTGTCAACACTGTTTGCAAACGTGGCTAAAGATGGAAACCAGGCTTCTCGTGTTCTTAATTTGGCAAACTCATCTGTAGAAGAACTTTCATCTTTATCTGAAAAAGAATTAGGCATGACCGCTGAATCTTCAATGAATAAATTTAAAAAGGCTGTTGAAGATTTAAAGTTTGCTCTCATTCCAGTTGGCAAGGCATTCTTGGAAGCCGTAACCCCAATTGCAGAATTTATTGGAAACATATTAAGTAAATTTAATGATTTATCTGCTGGATCAAAAAAAGCAATCACACTTCTTGTTACAGTAATTGGTGGCTTAGGTCCAGTACTCCTTATGACATTTGGTTTGCTTGCAAATGGTGTTGCTAATATAATTAAACTATTCTTGACTCTTCGTCAAGGGTATCAAAGATTAACTGGTCAGTCTCAAGTACTTGGTGAACAAACCCAATACTTAACAATGGAGCAACTAGATGCAGCCGCCGTTGCTCACTCACTTGATCAGGCACATGCTAAATTAACTCAAAGATTTACTCTTGAAGCAGAGGCTTTAAACAAGTTAATTATTGCTTATCAGTCTGCAGCAACAGCGGGACAAAGGTTTGCAATGAACAACCCAGGCATGATGTTGCCACCTAGAGCCCCAAAGAAATTAGCAAGCGGTATTGTAAGTGTTCCA